ATCAGGGTCACTACTTGGTAATATGCAGGTGCTACCACTAAACCCGTTCTTCTGTGAGTAGTTCAGGGAAAAGTTCTGTCCCTTCTTTTTGTTTTGCTGCTTATACGCCATTGGCAGACTGTCCCATATACCACGTTGAGTATCAACCACACTGCGTTCTTCATTGACGTGCCACATATAGATCTTGGCATCAGGTATAGTCCGAGCCGCATGGACAGATGCACGATGAGCGTAAAACGATTTGCCTGAGTTATGGTGAAAGCATCCACTGCCATAGTAATTGTGATGTGTATCTACGCTCATATCCCACATTCCTACCTCTCCAGCATCGGTAATGCTTTTGATTGGAGTGTGTTTTTCTATTATTGTCGAGTACGGAGGAGTGAACTTTTCCACCGTAGGAAGCATGAATCCTGCTCTGAGTTCTTCAGCATGCATCCACATTGGATTAAACCTTACATCAAATGCAAGTATCCTATGCCGTCTCGAGCATGTGAACTCTTTACCATTACCAAGCTTTATTCTCACCGCAGGAAGCTTTCCTTTGTAAAAAGGCTCAGTAGCTTTTTTAATATAAGCAACCTCTCCACTTCTAGCCCAAACATCATGCTCACCTTTGATTGAGTCAATTCTACGCTCCCTTCCTGTTGCTGCATCTAAAATAAGTGTATTTCCAGCAAGGCAACGATTTCCGGCCCATATGACTATTATCTTGGTATCTCCCCAAGATTCCATGACTCGATTCCATGAGGGAAGGGTCCAGCCAGCAGAAACTGGATCTTGGATTGCTGCTTCTGGTTGCTTCTCGAGTATATCGTAGACTGTCTGTAACTCAGCGTCAGACATACTGGCAATACGCTCAGGAGGGAGGTTAAGCTTAAGTTCACCCCTATCTATACGGAACCTGTCGTAGTCAAATGGTATCCCGAAATACGGGTCAATCTCATCGGTGTATGTTATCTTTCCCATATTTGAAATAATTATTGATATGATTTTCTGCCAACCTACATCGTTCCATCCAGTAGTTGCGATCTGCTTCCATTATGTTCATAAATAAAATGAATTCATTTTCAGGTGTGGTTGCGTGAGATACAGCAAACTTACATAATGCTTTCTCTGTTTCTGGCATGTTTTGTTTTTCCATGTCACTTATTGCTCCATATCTCTCTGATATTGTAGTTTCATTAGTTCAATTTCAGCTTCAAGTCTTTCAAGTTCACAAGTGAGGATATGATTCATGTCTCTCTCTGATTCTAGTTCAAGTTTCAACTGATGAATAGTTCTGCACCTATCTGTCACAGTTCGCTCTTTGTAGTAGTTTTCGGTTTCTGCTTTTGCGTTTACTATACGTGCAAGTGCTTTTGCCTGAACGAGTAAACTGCTGTAAGTTTGGGCTGGCTTAAATTCAATCACTCTTCGCCTCTTGTTTCTTGTGTTTATGTATTCTATTAGATTGGCAATAACCGCAATGGCCATGATTGCGGCATGACTTATCAAATCGCTTTGACTTACGGTAAGGTTTACGGTGTTCCTTGCCGTGTTTAATGGCTTTATCTAGTCCCATATATTAGCTCTCTTTATAGTATTTGTGCCTCTACTCATTCTACATACCTTTGCTCTACCCAACCTGATGCCATTCTCACTGTGATTTTCTTTGCAGTTATTGTCACATGCTGGATGTCTGGGTCTTCTACTTCACCCTCATCGGCAAAGTAGACAAGCTGCACCTCTAACTGGAATTTATCAGGGTCTTGTGTTTCTTGTAGTGCTTTTTGAATATCAGTGTCAAGATCCCTCCAAGGCCCATATTTTTTATATTCTGAATGTGAGTGCCAATACGCTCCATTTAACTCAATGTAACCCTTATACTTCTCGATGAACCATTGAGGAAGTTCATGATCAAAGAACGGGTTTATGTTGCTAATTACTTGGTGTCTGTATCCCATTGCTTCACCTCCTGCTTCCTGTGTTTGTGTGTTCTGTTGGATTGGCAATAACCGCAATGGCCATGATTACGACATGACTTATCAAATCGCTTTGACTTACGGTATGGCTTGCGGTGTTCCTTGCCGTGTTGGATTGCTTTATCTAGTCCCATACATCAGATCTCTTTAACGTAATCTTCTTCCCACTCCCCGTAACGATCTATGACAGTTAATGGGTGGCCTGTAGCATTAGCTACGTGTTGAGCAAACTTCTTGGCATCTTGATAGGTCTTAAGAAGCGTCACCCCATTAACACGTTCTTCTGCCTCCCACCATTGATCATGCGTACATGTCTTCGGGGAGTCGGCTACAATTACTTTGTAGTAAGCTTTATCTCCCATCACCTAATTTCTTTCCAGTTTTTAAAGCGTGGTTCGCTAATTCCAACATATCAATCGTAGCCTGTTTTTCTTTAAGTTCATTCCGTAGTCGCTTGATAAGCTTTTTTTTCCTACGAAAGCCCTTGTGCATCTGTCGTGTGCAGGTCATGTAGCCAGCAACCATTATAGACCAAGTGCCGCCTTTTCGGATGGATTCTATTGGTGGTGCATTAGAACTTAGTTTAGATAGAGTTGTCATAGTTATATCTCCATCTTGCAACCTTTCCCACCATCTGCGATCTTGTCTAAAACTATTCATAGTGGTGTAATCTCTACTGCAATACCAGGGTGGTCTCCCCAAAACTTACTGAATACAATCTTGGCGAACTGACTGTCATCATGGACAAACCCAAGCCTCGTAAGAATGTCTTCTGGTATCTTTATTAGATTGGAGCAATCAGGACGGGTATCGCACCACATCCATTGCTTTTCTTTGTTGGACTTCTTCTCAGCCTTACGCCAAGGGTAGCACCAAGCCACATTTAACATCAATGGCCCTTCCATTGGTTTAGATGGTTTGTGCGGCATAAACAGGGCAGTCAATTCATCCTGTGCTTTCCTACCCTTACTACTGGCAAACTTCCCCACAAACTGAGTTCCGTCCTTACGTTTCATGATACGCATGGAACCTTGGTGTGTACTCTTGGGTGGAGTGCATTGAATAAAGAACTTCATCGTAGCAACCAGCAGACTATAAGTGTAGCAATCAATCCGAAAATCAATACCTCGGTCATAATAGACCCCTGACGTAGTACCGATCCCCAACCTTCTTAAGCACTACCCGCTGGCGATTACCACGCCACTTACCTTTCTTGCATTCAGCAGTAATGACTTCACCACTATCCAGCTCTACCCTGCGAAGGTACTGGTTAATAGGTAGTGCTACGATTGTACCACTTACTTGATCTTCCTCAAGCTTACGCATTGGAGGGGCGACCTTGGGCTTGATCGCCTCCTCCTTGCGTGATGAGACCTGTGAGGGGTGTGTGGAAAGTGTAGGTGCTTGCTTTTGCTTTGCTCTTTCTTCCAGCCTGTCAAATGCAGCAAGTAATCCCTGACTTGGTTTATTGCGGGAGATGTACCCATGTATAGTTGCAGGCTTTAATCCTGACTCTTCTGCCAGTTGTTTTACAGACCAGCGACTGTTTTTAAATGTTTCTTTGAAATTCATGTGTTTCCTTTTTGGAAATAGTTCATTCACCTTCTACTAAATCATCCAGCCAATCAGAGTCGAGTCCGGCAGGTGCTTTATATCCACACTCCCTGTCGCTCTTTAATGTCGGATCTGCTCTTGGTTTCCAGTATGGAAATACCTCTTGAAACTCCTTTATTGCGTCACGCACCATGCTAGGTGCATAGGTTGCACGTCCATTAGCATAACGCATCGCCATCCAGATTGTTTCTGTAAATGCGTGTTTCAGTTTCTGTATTTGTTCTTCTTTCTTCATAGTTTTCTATCCATAGTTAATACAAATGTTTTTGGCACAGATACTGGTTTATCCTTTATCCGCCAAGGTTTACTCCAGAAGTAATCATAGCCAGCAGAGGTTAGGTCATGGAGGGAGTGGTATTTCTTGCCGTCACTATCAAAGTATCCCGTGCGATTACAATAATTAATCACTCCCTTTGTGTCTAGTGGTTGCGGATCACTCATACTTCTTTTGGTAACATCCAGTGCGTGATACCAATATCAAAACCTATCTCATCCAAGAAGTTGTCTTCAGCGGCTTCATACCAAGCAGGGTTAAATCTGTCGTAGGCACTATTAGTCACAATTACATGTAGGTTTGTGCTAGGTCGCTCGGCAGATGCGTTATACCATTCCCCTCGGTCAATCTCTTGTAGTGTTAGTTTCTTTACCTCTGGCATATCCGCAAACGTCCACAATTCCCTACGCCTGTCAATAATAGAATTGACTTTTTTTACAACAGGACAAATAGGCACAACCTATGGAGAACCTTATGGAACCGAGGGAACATAAGCCCGCAGATCAGAACGAGTTCACAACCGCACTCGTAGGAAAGTCCCAAGGGTTATCACTTCAGCGTCAGGTAATGGCACTGATTGAAAAGACCAGTACACTTGATAAGGAAGCAGACAAGTTAGCTAAGAACAGCAAGCTTTCTCAAACCGAAGCACGTATGATGCTACAAGAACTGTGCGGGTATCCTGCCGATGAGTTCTTTCGTAGACTCGGCAATAAGATGGACTATGTAGTGGACAAGATGACGGACAGGGTTGCTAACAATATAGAGGAGATCCCAATCAAGGAACTACCCAAAGCACTTGTGGCACTTACCAACCTTTCACTCACCCTGAAGGGTAGACCATCTTCTATCTCACAGAAGCAGGAACTACGCATCGGTGGTAAGGATGTAGCACAGATACGTGCAGAGATGATGGAGTATGCCCGTGAAGACTACCAGAAGAAGCATCCAGCACCTATAGTAGTTCAAGAGGTCAAAGATGAATCTTGACGCTATACCTATAAGTTTATAGTAAAAGGCACATTATGGAGCAACTGTCGGATGAGGAATTGATCTATGCCCCTTCGGGCGAACCAGACGTAAGTTACCTGCAACAACTGTATCGCACTACGCAATCAGACCTTGCGGAGTGGATGGATCGCAGGCAGCATGATTACGACACACGTAACTGCATCTGGCAGGGTAAGTCTGATGACTTCCGCAAACACAACCGAGACTCCGAGACAGGGCAAGTATTCCCTTGGGATGGTGCAAGTGACCAGGAAGTTCCAGAAGCTGATGAAGCTATTGAGGCACGAGTAGATATGTATATGGCAGCACTTGAGCGAGCCAACATCGTAGCAGTACCTACCGAGATGAATGATGTGGGGCAAGCTGGAGTCAACTCCAACTTTATGCGGTGGCTTATCAATGCCAAGATGAAGGAGTATTATAGCGAAGCAGAACTTGCTGCCAACCATCTTGAAGAGAAGGGGCTATGCGTACAGTATGTGTACTGGAACTACAAAGAGGACTTACGCCAGAAAGAGATTAATCTTGATGAACTTGCCCAGCAACTCGGCCCATCTATGGATCAGTTTATGTCTGGCGAGATGGATGAGCAGTTGACCGCAACAATGGTGCAGGGTCTTAATGTCTCCGAGAAGAAGGCGGGTGCAATGATTCGTGAATTACGCACCAAAGGCTCCACTACTATCCACTACGCTGAAGCGATTACTAATCAACCTGCCGTCAGGACTCTTGCTCCAGACGAAGACTTCTTTGCACCAGCATGGACTATTGACTTTCAGGAAGTGCCTTACTGTTTCCATGTGGTTCACATGACCCCTGAGCAACTGAAGGATAAAGAGAAGAACGAAGAGTGGGATTCAGAATTTGTGGAGTCTGCGATTGAGCAAAGTGGGATACAAAACACTGGAGATGATATATACCTACGCCATCGTGACTCCACTTTCTTTTCTGAAGATACCAATGATGATACCATTCGTGTAATCTATTGTTACCAAAGGCTCATTGATGAGGATGGAGTGCCAGGTATATACTGCACCGTATTCTGCTATGGAGTTGAAGATAAGTACGGCAAGCATCAATTACTTGACTATCGCCACGGCAAGTATCCATTTATAGTTACTCCATTGGAACGCACCAGCAAAAGACTATACTCTTCAAGAAGTACCACAGAAAAGGTTGCCAGCAGACAGCAGGCACTAAAGGCGGAGACAGATTCCTTTATTGATCGCCAGTCAATTACCACTCTTCCCCCATTGATGCACCCAATTGGTAAGCCTCCCACACGTTGGGGGCCAGGTACTAAAGTTCCTGTATTGCGTCCAGACCAATATAAATATGCAGACACTCCCCGTTATGATGGAGGCTCAAGGGAAATTCGTGAATATTTAAAATCCAGCATCAACGCACAACTTGGTAGAGCTGGGCCAGAAACAGATCCAGTAGAGGCAGATGCTAAGAGGCAGAGACTTATTAATAAGTGGTTACGTCACCACACTCTCGTAATGGATCAGGTCTTTAGCTTGTATCAACAATTCGGGCCAGATCAGGAGTACTTCCGTGTGATTGGTGAGAATAACGTGCAACAGTACGAGAAGGGTAAACCAGGCGAGCGTTACGATTTCTGGGTAAATTTTGATGTGTTTACTCTTGATCCTTCCAAAGTAATTGAACGAGTGAAAGCCGCAGCAGATCTTGGAGGTGCATTGGATAAGCAAGGCACATTGGATACGCAGCAACTTCTCCAGTGGGCAATTACGCAACTATTCCCTGGTGCTGCCAACCAAGTATTACAACCTGTTGAGCAAGCTGCCGAGAAAGCGGTTGCCGAGGAGCGTAATACTATTGCAGAGCTTTCAAGTGGTATATTACCAAACGTCAGACCTAATGATGCACACCAAACCAAGATGCAGGTTTTGGTTGAGTGGATGCAGCAACCTGATATTCAGCAACGTATGCAGCAGGAGGAACCATTTAAGCAACGTGTGGAAACGCACTACAAGCAGTTGGAGTTCCAGATGCAGCAGAAGCAGAATGCAGTGATTGGCAGGACAGGTACGCAACCAACACAATTTGGCACAACACAACAAGGTGCTTAACTGTAATATGAAACATGGAATACACACCTAAAGAATTGGTGGTCGCTATTAACGACCTCAAACTAAACCATCACTTCCAGATATTCTGGCAGTTACTCAAGGACTCCAATGAGGAATCTGCTGAGTATGTAGCCAATCCAGTATTATCCAATGGTGGCGGCATGAATACCAGTGAGCATTTAATAAATACTGGTATCATGCGATGCTACCGAGATTTACTGAAGAAGATAGACAATCCTGTAGATTTCTTTCTGGAAGGACTTGACACAGAAGAAGAGTTGTAGAATAACAGATTCACTTTCTTATTGGTTAATACATAGTCTATATAGTGGCATAGTGTGCCCCGCAGAAGTTTTTTCATATCTTTCCTTCTGCGGGGCTTTTTTATGTCCACCCCCATCCAATAATTGCACTTGACTTATTTTTCTAGCGGATAATAAAGCAGGACAACTGCGACTAAGTACGCTGGATAATGAATACACAAGACGGGGTCACGGATACCGCCCCAAACGAGGTAACGGACGAAGGTTCGGGCAATCTCTCTCTTGAAGATTTAACACAGCGGTTCTTGCCGCAATCTGATGAAGGAGCGTCCGACGAAGAAACCACAGAATCCACCGAAGAAGAAGCATTAGACACTGACGACAATACTGATGTCGATGCTGGAACTGAAGAGGAAACTGAGGACGCTGACGAACAACCTGATGACTCGGATGACGAGGAAGAGGCTATCGAGCAGCTTGATGTTCTTTCAAAGTATAATTTGGATTTAGAATCCCTCTCTGACGACGAGAAGAAGGAGTTGAATAAACTTCTTGGAGGTTCCATGTATAAGCGGGTCAATAAGTTGACTGCTAAAAACAAGGCACTGGAAGACGAGTTGGCAGATTCAAAAGGCAATCCCCGACAAGAGGAAGCTCCATCAGGACTTGAGAGTGCAACAACTATTGAAGCACTTGACAAGGAGGCGGAGACATTAAACCAGACACTCGATTGGGTTTCTGAGACGCTTGACGATTGGGATGAGTTTGAAGGTGATAATGTTCAGTACGATGAAGATGGCAATAAGTTCATCAAGATCGGTAAGGAACAGTACGATAAGAAGCAATTGAAGCTGATTAAGCGTAATACCGAACAGACCATCAAAAAGGGAATACCCCAACGAAGGAAGTGGATTGAGGACAAGGCAACCGCAGACCAGCAGGCAGGACAACTGTTTGATTGGTATAGCGATCCAGAGTCCCAGGAGTTCCAGTTGTATGAGCAAGCTATGGCAGATCCTGCCTACGCACCAGTTCTTACAATGCCGAACGCAAGCTTCTTAATGGGTGTAGCCATCGAAGGGATCAAGGCAATACAGGCAAGGCAACCGCAAACCCCAAAGGGAAAAAGTAAGGCAGCCGCACCGAAAAAGCCTAAAGCACCTCCAGCACCAGCAGGAGCAGCAGTATCTAAAACCAAGTCTACTACGAATAAACAGAAGGCAATCGCAGCCGCTTACAAAGCATATGAGAAATCAGGCAGTCCAGACGCATACGCAAATTACCTGAAACTTAAAAACTCTTAGTACAATGGCTAAAGCAACAACTTTAAATGCAGCAGGAAATCGGGAACAAATTACCGATATTCTCACACTGTCGGAGCCAGAAATGACACCAGTTACTTCTGCTGCTCCCAAGAAAAAGGCATCCGCAACATTCCCAGAATGGCAGGTGGACGCACTACAGGAACCATCTTTTGGTGGAGTCGACGAAGGCAAGGACGTAGATAGCTTTGAAAACAAAGCAGTCAATCGTGCAAAACTCGGCAACTATATCCAGAAGTGGCGTAGAACTTTCCAAGTCTCTGATATTCAGGAACTCGTGGATACCGCAGGTGTTCCTTCTGAATTCGCACGAGCACAGGCACTTGCCACTCGTGAAATTAAACGTGATGTAGAGGCAGCAGTTTGTTCCTCTCAGGATCGTCAACAACAAGCAGGTGCAGGGACTCCATATAAAACTCGTGGTATTTTCCGCTGGTTAGGATTCAACGGCACTGCTGGAGGTGACTATCCTTCTGATGTTCCTGCGTCACAGCAGTACACCAACTACATTGATTTCGGGGCTGGTCTTACTGAGGTAGAGTTCAATAATCTCATGCAGAATATGTATGCCGAGAATGGTATGCCAAATGGCACTTTGATGTGCGTGGCTTCACCAAATACTCGACATGAGATTTCGTTGTTCTCTCGTGCAGACACTACCAGCAATGATAGCACCCTGAGTGTAACGCAGCCAGCAGACGCAAAGAAGATCACTCTTAACGTGCGTCAGTACGATGGTGACTTCGGGATGGTAAACATCGTTCCTGCGTCACTGTTCTTGGATCGCACCAGTGATTCTGCAACAGTACCTACTGATCGTGCTCTGCTTCTCGATACTGGAAGTTATTCCTTATTTACCTTGAAAGCTGAGTCTCGTAGTGAGCTTGAGGATCAAGGCGGAGGTCGTAGAGGTTTCTGCGAAGTAATCGCTGCACTTGGAGTTGATTCTCCAAAGGCTCATGGTGTTCTTTACTCCTAATCACTAACCAAGGAGATTTAGTACAATGGCTACAACAGCATACGCAAAACCAACCACCACCTCTAACAATGAGGCGGCTCAAGGCTGGACTCACGAAGCAGTTATTACTTGGGAGGATTTCCTCTCTAGTAAGATTGGTACTATTGCTGATAGTACCGCCCACACTTATACACTTGCTATTCCAGCAGGGAGTGTGGTTACGGACTTCTCAGCAGAATTGGTAACTGACTTTACGGACTCTGGATCTGGTGATGAGTTAAATCTCATTGTGGGGGATGGAGACGATGATAACGGATACCTTACCGACTTCCAACTTCATGCAAGTGGTACACCAGTAACAGTAAAGCAAGTCAATACGGGGGCGTTGATCGCAACCGCAAGCAAAGCTTATGCAGCTGCTGACACCATTGACTTGAAGTTTACTCCTGACCAAAGCACAGGCACTGCTTATAGTGTCAACGAACTGACGGCAGGAGAGATCAAGTTCCGCTGGCGGATGATTACCGCTTAATTAACATTCACTTCTATCCCACGGGGGTACTCAGGTCTTTTTTCCATGTTTCTTTATTCCTGAGTACCCCCTTTTCTTTATCATGGCTAATACAGACATAAACGTGGGGCTAGGTGCTCCATCAGAAAACGAACCAGCGTTGAGTTACGTCATCGACTGGAAGCAATTGGTGGACAACGCACCAAGCGATGCATCTAATGGTGATACGCAATCTTATTTACTTTTTCCTTTGAAATCAGGTGTAATTATCAAGGATGTGTATGCTTACGTAGAGGAAAGCTTTGTTGGCTTAACTTCACCTGTATTCAGTATTGGAGACAGCGATGACCTTGATGGATTCATGACAGCAAAGTTTTTAAATCCAGCACTTGCCTACAGGGGTAATACTAGCGATGGTGTGTACTTTACAAGCACCGACACAGTAAGTTCTGCTGGCGAAACAAATGATGTTACTGTGTCACTAAAATCAACCCTTAATAGTAAATACTACTCCTACGATGACACATCTACTACAAAGTCCTTTATTGTAAGGCTTCAAGCTGATAATAAATTAGGCTCAGCAACAGCAGGAAGACTTAAGGTCATAGTAGACGCTATCTTTGGCAACCTTCTGTAATCATGTCTGAATTAAAAGGAACAGCAAACGCACCACAAATCTACCTGCCTGAATGGGGACATCTAGGCAATGGTTCACAATGGATGAGAAACATGGATCGCTACTTGCGTTACGAGGTAGATCTTGAGAAACACAAGATTGCTACCTATGATGCCGTAGCAAGGCGGGAAGCAAGAGAAGCAGGCAACCACACAGTAGACGGGTTAGGGAAACTTAAGGGATGTATCCCTGCCCGCCACTTTTTCAGAGCAATGCAGCACTACGGACAGGACTGCTGGAGCGACAAAACCTTCGTAAAAGACTGGTACAGGGATAACCCTAGCCACAGAGCACAGTCATGAGAACAGTAAGCGTAGGTACAATCACATCAGGTGGCCCCACCACAAGCTTCACTGCTGGTACACTCATTGACAAGTTCAGGCACAAATGTGGTCTTACCCAACTTAATGAAGATGAAGCCAACGCTGCACTGGAGTCGATTAATAAATATACTCGGTGGGCAAGGGAACGTGCCAGGTGGCCAGAAGCTACACGAGTAAAGCAAGTCATCCCTGATGTACGTGTGAGATCCGTAGCGGTCAATAATGGCGGCAGTGGATATACATCTGCACCTACAGTAACGATTGCAGCACCAGGAGGTGGAGGCACACAAGCAACAGGGACTGCAACGATCAATGCAGATGGTGAAGTCAATGGCATTGCAGTTACCAATGAAGGCAGTGGTTACGCCAGTGTGCCTGCTGTATCTTTTTCTGGTGGTGCAGGTAGTGGTGCAGAAGCTACAGCAAGCCTCAATGCGTATATTGACTTTGGCACAGATGGCGACAGCACCGATACCATATACGAGTTATTCAGGGTAACGGAAGACGATCCTTGTTCTGGTAACTACGGAGCTACAGAAATTCCATTTAAGTTGGTTTATGATAATGTAGATGCCGCAGAACTTGGTGAGGCATTATTAATGAACCGCACATCTACTGCTCCAGTGTGGATTACTTATGGATTCCCGAAAGCAATTTACGCATCGGGTGATACAGATTTTCTTTACGTCTGGAGCGAATATGCTATACAGGGTGCTTATGCAGACTGGTTACATGCGACACGCCAGACAGAAAAAGCTCAAGCCGCAGAGCGTAGGGCAGAGGAAATTATCATCAATGAACTGGACAGACTGGAACGACAGCAAGGCCAGACCACTTTCACTCAATACACGACACATCATACAACAGTACCCTGGAACTAAGGAGAACGACAATGGGAGCACAGACAATCAGTAATTTCAAAAGTCTAACAGTAGACGTTACGCCAACACTTGATACCAGTGCCTATGCACAGAACGATGTGCTGTTTAACTTCACGGAGGTAGCACTAGGACAGGGAAATCAAGTAAAGGGAACAATCAATGGATTCAGCCTTCTTGATAAAGACGACAATGGCAATCAAATCACAGTGTTTGTGAGTGATAGTTCAACTGCAAGCTTAGGCACAGTCAATAGTGCGGTAACTATCAGTGACGCAGATGCAGCAACCATCCTGAGTTATGTAGATACTGGAGATACTTATGAGGATCTAGTTGGTAGTCAGGTGATCAAGCCTGCTGCATTCACTCCAATTCCATTTAATGTGGAGGCAGGAAGCATTTACATTGGTGGTGTACTACGAGGAGCAGCAACGCCCACACATACCGCCAGTGGTATTACAATTCGCTTACACCTCACTATTGAGGGTGCATAATGCCGTTACGTTTTACAGGTACTGCAAAAGCTACTACAGCCGCTGCTGACATTGAGGCTGCGTCTTCATCACAGGAATTCATTAATACTTACTCAGTAGAGTTTGATGGCACAAATGACTACATGCTTGTGTCGGATGCACCAGAATTAAGCTTTGGTGACTCATCTACTGACTCCCCATTTTCTATTTCAGCATGGATCTATAATGACGTAGTTGGCAACACTCAGCGTATTGTCTCAAAACTAAATGGGTCTAGTGCCGAGTATCTATTTGCTATTAGTGGAACGAGTAAAGTTTCATTAAATCTATACGATGGAGATACCAGCGTTAGGTTATCTGTTGATAATAGTGCGACTATTTCCACTGCAACATGGTATCATGTGGCTACAACTTATGATGGTAGCGGCACACTTGGCGGCATAAAAGTGTATGTGAATGCAGCATTAAATACGCAAGGCACAAGTTCCGCAGGCAGTTATACCGCCATGCATAATACCGCAAATGATGTCGAGGTAGGGGCGTGGATTAGTAACTCAACATATTTTAACGGCAAGATAGATGAGGTTGCAATTATACCTTCTGAGTTATCTCAAGCTCAAATCACTGCAATCTACAACAGTGGTTTCCCTGCAAGCCTAAGTTCCTACTCACCCGTAGGTTATTGGAGAATGGGTGATAATGATGGGGGAAGTGGTACAAACATTACTGATCAGGGTAGCGGCAGTAATAATGGAACTCTCACCAATGGCCCAACCTTTTCAACTGACGTACCAATAGCATTCACCAATACCTACTCCGTTGACTTTGATGGTGTAGATGATTATGCTACCATACCTGATACTGTAAGCAATAGGGTGACAGGCGATATGTCTATCTCTTGCTGGTTTAAGCTAGATACTACTGGGGTTTTTCAGGGGTTGGTAAATAAGCGTGATGTAGGTGGAACTAATTGGCAGTTTATGGTTCGTGATACCAATGTTCTTTATATTTATGATGGTTCAACTGTAATAAATTCTACATTTACACTTAGCAGTGGTCAATGGTATCATGGTGTAGTGACAATAGAAAGCGGTGTAGAAACTAAGTTTTACGTTAACGGAATATTACGAGACACATTAGGAGCGGTAACTATTACCGCTGACGATGCCGCAATAGAAATAGGGAGGTTGTATTCGGGTTCATACATAAATGGCAAAATAGATGAAGCGGCAATTTTTACCTCTGTATTATCAGCAGCACAAGTCACTGCCATTTACAATAGTGGTGCACCCGCAGATCTGACATCCTATTCACCTGTTCTCTGGACAAGATTTGAGGAAGGCACAGGCACAAGTATCACCGACTCATCTGGTAATGGTCACACTGCAACTCTCACCAACGGCCCAACCTTTTCAACTGACGTACCCACATAAATTATGAGCGACGAACAACGATACTGCACCGTTCCTGTAGCGGAATACGATAACATCAACATGGAGCAAGTTGCTGCCACTTACGGTCGTGAGGTTATCCTTGACCCACCTATTGTTGCAAGCGGCACGGAGCGACTCATTGGTTTTTGTGGCAATAAACCTACGACTCTGTACGGATACACCGCTTACACTCCTGAACAATGGCAAGCTGAAGTCAGTAACCCTGAATCAGCTTACTACATAGACCCTGACATCCTATAATGGAAGTTGATGCAAATTTAGTATTCGCAGGAGTTGGTGCATGTGCCGTTATTGGTGGTGCGATCATGGCTTATGGCGAATTGAAAACAAAAGTAGTTGGATTGACGCAACGAGCGGATTCAGCACAGAAATCAAGGGAAAAGATGTTTGAGCGAATAGGCGAACTAGAACAAGAAACTGTGTTGCAGAAGAACCAGATCGGAGACTTGCGAGGCAATAGTGACAAGCTGTTTGAGTTACATGAAAAGCAAGCTGAGATCTGTCAGAAGCTAACTACAACAATGGAATCGCTTTCAAAGGACGTTCACTACATTCGTGACTACGTGAGGTCACAGGCTACACAGTGATTAAGAACCCGACATTCCAGTTTAAGAACAACCCTGCATTGGTAGAGTTGGGTGGTACTGACTTTCAGTTAATGCTGGATGACATGCACACTTCTCACGGGACAGTACCAAAGGGATTCGTGAACGATGGGCCTAGTGTCAACCCATACATCCTGCGATTGCTTATCAAACCTCGGACATTTCCACGTTCAGGCTACTGGCATGACTTAGCCTGTCTACGTAATCTGCGAACACAAGCAGGTGGTGTCAGTAAGACTCAGTACACCAGATGGACGGCAGATGCACTACTCCGTGAAGCAGTGGTAGCCGAAGCAAAAGCAAATTATTTCCTTGGTAAAGAAGAAGAGATTGATGCGGTAGAGTATGAGCGACACCTAAAGAAAGCCAATCGTCGTGCGTTACTAATTTGGCTTGGTGTATTGATCGGATCAAAGACAGGCTACAAGACCATCGTCCCAGCTAGGGTAAAGGAACTAGCCATAGGAGAGTGGTCGCAACGATTCAACATCTCTGTGAACAATCTTGATTTCGATGACAATTTGAATAGGGTGTACGTGAAATGAAAAAGCTGAAACGCAGTGCCGTAAGTGCAATAACCCCAACAGGAAACTAATTATGTCAGCAAAAAAAGACTCAAGACTAGAAAGAGCTAAAGTATCAGGTTATAACAAACCTAAAAGAACGCCTAGTCACCCAACTAAATCTCACGTAGTTGTTGCTAAAGAAGGTGACAAAATTAAAACCATTCGCTTTGGTCAACAAGGCGTATCAGGAGCTGGTAAAAGCCCTACAACAGCATCTGAAAAAGCAAGACGTAAATCGTTCAAAGCAAGACACGCTAAAAATATTGAGAAAGGAAAAATGTCAGCAGCTTATTGGGCCGACAAGGTTAAGTGGTAAAATAATGCGTGGCGTTCTGGTCTGTGACCCAAATACCTATGAAGAAACTAATTCTACTCTCCTTTTTCCTGCTCTCAGGCTGCGTAACTGACACCATTGACAAGGCAGTGAACAACATCCCGCAACATGAGTTCAGTGAGTTTTCGTACAACCGTGCTGGAAACGCATCTTCAGGCAGTATCACTGCTTCTGGTGCTAGGTTTGAGAATGGTCAGCACGTAATTGATGATCTGAATATCTCACACACCAATAGATTTGTTGGTAACATTTCCGTCTCATTCAAAGACTTAAAGCGTCCAGTAGCAGTGGGTGCTACATCTGGCACAGGTAATTGATGCGTAGATGGATCGCCCCCTTCCTCGCCATGTTAGGCTTTGGAATAATTGGGGTGCTACTGATTCATGTATTGACTATTCTTATAGAAAACTTATAGGTTCTGCCTATTGTGGCAGGATTTAGAAGATACGGTGAGTTAGACGATCCTCTTGTAACGGATGGCGATCGGGAGATTCTTGGGTTTAATTCTTATATTGATCCCGACAGATTACCTCCTGGTTATTTGCAGCACAGCACTAATATGCGTTGCGATGGACGCAAGATCAGTCTTCGTAATGGCGTGAATTTTAAGGCAGGCATGTCAGGTGTAACCCCAACCTATACCTATTCAGAGAATGATGAAGAGGTTTTTGGTTCTGGGTTGTATAGTGATCCTGACGACGATAAAAAGGATTGGCTGGTATCCGCAACGAAACAGGCGGCTTTAATTTGGGATGGTACAGACACGTACTATGTGAATTACTACAGTGCTGACATAGCATCTGGTAGTGTCGATCATCCTACTGACGTATGGGGAGCACCTGTACATAAATTTAATACTGGTGACGCAGTGCAACTTACTACGACTGGATCATTACCAGCGGGTGTTACAACTGCGATCACTTATTATGTTATAGAGTTCTCAACCAGTAGTATCCAATTAGCTTCCAGTTATGACAATGCTTTAGCTGGAACACAGATTAATATTACTTCCGCAGGGTCAGGCACTCACACAGTTCAATCTATTGTAGACTCTACGCATGAGCCAGAAATCCGTCAGGCGTTTAACGAGGTGTACATCATGCGGTACAAAGGTAGGCCTCTTGTGTGGGATGGAGTTACTACCGCAACAGGAGATGTGGTTGATAGTAAGTTTGAGTCTCTTAGTAGTTCTGCAACCTTACGAGGGGGTGGCACTGCAACTGGGGATCCTTTCCCTGATACAAACATTACCGCCTACATTGCCAATAGATTGATTGGCGTACAACCAAGGGAGATTGCCACACCTACTGGAGCTGATACATCAATCGGTGGAATTACTGACTCTTCTACTGTTATTCTTTCTGACCTACTTGAGCCAAATAACTACACTCCTTCAGATTCCGAGTGGTATGTAAATCAAGGTGCTGCTGACTACGTGGTGGGCTTTATGCCATACCAAGAAAACAATATGGTCATCTTCAATCGTCGTAGTCTTACAGTAGCGACAAACGTGCAGCAGACCAGTATTAGTACTCGGTATCAACTGACCACACGTTACGGATGTGTTGCTAAGAGGACTATTGCACAGGCTGGAGGCTTCACGTTCTTCCTGAGTGATGAAGGTGTAATGCAGCTTAACCCTGCCCTTGATGCAGTGACACAGGCAGGAGCGGCAGTAAGTAAACTTCAGGGTGCAGTTGTTCCAATCTCTAATACCATTCAGAATTTACTAGACAATGGGAGAGATCCAGAAAAGGCATGTGCTATCATCCACGACAATAAATACTATTTGGCAACAGAGATTTTATCAAGGGGTAATGAAACGTATCCTGATGGATTTACTTTTGTTTATGTTTATGACATATTGAATGAAGCGTGGGTCAGTATAGATCAGTATCCAAACATGATGATACGTCAATTTGTACAGGTACAGAATAGTGCAGGCAACCTTTCGTTGGTAGCATGCACTCCTAAAGGCTGGTATTTATTTGATGATCTTGGGCAAGGTGATTCGGATGACACCAACCGCACTATTGGTAGTTCTGCTGAATCAGACACTACTCAAATTGATGGAAACTTTCTTACACGTTCCTACACCTTCGGCACTGACGACATTAAGGACTTTCATGAGGTACAAGTTGCTGCTGATGTTATAAACGCAGATGCGTTCTCCACTACTATCACTACTACTGATCCGGATAACACTGATTCACTTGGTACTTATACGCACTCAGGATCTAATAACGATGTGGTGCGAAGACTGCCTACTAGGCTGCGTGGACATAATGCCTATGTGAAAGTCAGAGTAACCGCAGGATCACCAGACTTTAGATACATCCGTGTAAGTGGAACAAGGCATGACCTCTTTGGCGGTAGAAGTTTAGACTAATGAGTATTGTAAGTCCAGGACAGGCACTAGACCCCAACGCATGGGGCAGGCAGCAGATCAGCAGTTCCACTACGGAGACTGTAGATATATCCCGTTGTCCACGAATTGAGATCACTGCATCTGGCAATACACTTTCGGTAAAGAACCAGCGGGATAACTACGAGTTGGTGGTAGCGAATATCAGCACAGGTGATGCCTTCTTGGATTTCAGTATCATCCTACAAGGGACAACCTTCACATCGCCAGTAACTATGCCAGCAGGAGATGTGTACTGCTTGATATGGGATCAGGCACAAACAGCATTTAGGTTTTAGTCATGAGCGGCAATGTATTTAATAGCGTACGTGGTACGGATTATACAACTGAGGTAGCATTAGGCAAGTGGCAGGGAGCAACTACATGGAATAAATTTGGATACAATGAAGACGTAGATACAGGAAGTGCTGAAGTCATTGCA